CAAATTCTGCGGCACATCCAACCATTCGGCGACGGGCGCTGCGGTCACGGAAGCCTCGGGAGGGCGCGGTTCAAGTTCTGCCGGCGCTGCCGCTCAATTTCGGCGGGATCCCAACCCACATTCCCGTTGATCGTCTGCGAAGCATCGATGACCGGGCCGGCGGGTCCGGGAAGCCCTTGCGTGCCCGGATGCGCGCCGCCCTGCGGCATCGGTGGGACCGCAACATCGGGCATCCCGAACGGGGCACCCGACCCGGACACGCCAGCAATATCCATACCGGGCTGCCAGCCGGGCTGCTGAATCCCCAACTTGCCTTCCATCGCCCCCTGCAGCGGCCCCATGAACGCATTCAAGCCCGCGGAAAACATTTGGAGCGGCATCAGGCCTGAAATGTCTATGCCGGTGGTCTCTTTCAGGAACTCGGAGGCGATTGAACCGATACCGCCCAGGTCTCCGACACCCCCGCCGCCGGCACCGGACTTCGTCTTGTCGGCTTTCTGCGCGGCCGTGAACGAACCTTTCTTCGCTTCCCCGGCATCCGTTTTGGCGTCGTCGGCTTCACGGCGGGCGGTTTGCGCGTCCTCTTGCGCCTTCCTGACGGCTTCCTGCGCGGACAGTTTCTGCGACTCGGAGGCGTCATAATCAAGTTCGTTCAACCGGGCCTGCGCGAGCGCGACCGCATTGTCGGCATCCACAATGCGGTTCATCGCCGCCTGCGCACGCTCGTCGGCCTCCCGAACCGTCTTCGGGTCCGTCTTGAAATAGCCGGGTTCGCCGTACTCGTTGGTGCCCGGGGTGCCGATACCCGGCTTGTACTCGGGGCCGAACGCATTCGTCAAACCGGCGGCGGGGCCGGTCAGGTTGCGGGACAAGTCCAAACCCGACGAACCCGGGCCGCTCAACCCGCCCGTGGGTGACACTGCCCCATTCAGACCGCCCAGCGACGTCGACACCGACGCAGAAGTCGACGGCGGGGACAGACCCGCCAACTGGGCTGCCGCGTCCGCAGACACACGCGCGTGCACGTGATCCCAGTGCCCGCCCGTGACCCCCGAGCCGCTGTTAGGGCTGGTTTTGCCGTCCGGGTGCCAATTCTTGCCCTGCCAGATCGTGTACTCCAAACCCAACTGGGCGCCGTTCGCCAGCAGCCACTGGTTGATGGAGTTGCCGAGCGCCTGCCCCTGATCCGTTTTGATCCCCATAACGCCGCCCGGGTTGACCGCGATGTCGACGGCGGTCCCGGATGAGTGTTCGTTGGGGCCATCGGGTTGGCGGTAGTCGTTGGAGATCGTTGCGCCCGGAAAGTTTGCTTTCACGGCCTGTTCCAGCGACGCCAGCCCGGGCACAACACCGCCGCCCGTGTCCTGGGTGGGGCCGCCGGTGTAGATAGGGGAACTGATCGCGGACGCGCTGGCGCCGCCGGAACTGCCGAGACCGGCAAGTAGCGCCTGCGCGTTCTCGCGCCCAGGTAGACCGGCACCCCAATCTGACCCGGTGGGGTTCTTGTTGAGAATGCGCGCGGCCACGATGGCCTGATCCTGTGGGGACGCCAGACTTGGAGAGGGCGCGAACTCATTGCCGCCGTTGGCATTCCAGGTGGACGGCGTGATCTGGAACAGACCTTCAGCCTCGTTCCCGCCCGAGTTGACATCCTTGATTTGCTGAATGACAGCGGGATTACCGCCCGACTCACGCGCAATGAGCGCAGCCCATGCAGCGTTGGGTGACGTCCAGGTGCCGTTTGGGTTCTGGGTGAGCGGGACCGCACCACCACCGCCGATCCCCGCCGCGTTCGGGCCGGCGAGCAGCGGATTGTTCCCCGGTACGGCACCAGGACCGGCGCCGGGAACGGTGCCCGGCATGGTGGACGCCGCAGCAGCGAACCACCCCTGTGAGGGGGCCTTGTCGATCGCGGCCCGCAGCTCGTCGATATGGGTCGTGGATGCTTTCGCCTTGTCGCCTAATTCGTCGAGCGCATCTTTGTAGGGTTGCGATTTCTTTGACGCATCAACCATGCCGTCGCCGAGTTTCCGCAGGTTTTCACCCCACCCGAACGCCTCATCGGCCTGCTTCTTGTACAACGCAGCGCCGATGTCGTCCCCCCGGAATTCGGCGAGTTTCTGCTGCAACCGCGCCGTTGCACCAACAATGTTGCCGATCCCGCCAGCCAGGTCACCCAACGATTGCAGGATTGTCCCGATACCGCCGAGTGAGTTCGCCGCGACATCAACGACGATTTTCCCGAATTCCACGAAGAAGTCGATGATCTCCGTCTGGTGGGTGCTGACCCAGTCGGACAGCAGGGTCAACTTTTTGTTGACGAAGTCGAAAACGGCTGTCCCCAAGGGTTCCAGCGCGGTCGCCGCCTGATTCTTGAGTAGCTGCCAGCGTTCTTCCCAGTCTGCGGTGCCCTTAGCTGCGGTGGCGATCGTGTCACCGGTCGATGACACCGACGCAGACAGCGCATCCAAATCCAGTGCGCCGCGCTTGACGGCCTCAAAGAATGTTGCGCCGCCACGGGCGCTGAACATTTTGTTCGCCAAGTTCAGGGCGTCGGCGTCTTTTCCCGCCGCAATGAATTCCTTAATCTGCCCGATCAGCGACTGGAATGCCCGCTTGCCTGTAGTCCCCGACTCTTTCGCGATGGCGTTCAGACTCTTCGACAAACCGGCCATCCCCTTGTCGGGGTCCAGCCCAATCTCCTCTAACTGTGCTGCCAGGGCAGCGGACTCGCCGAACGACAGTCCCAACTGGTGCAGCGCCGAGGGTGCTTTGTTCACCGCGGCAATCAGATCGTTGACCCCGATGCCTGACTTCTGGCTGGCTTGATACAGCGAGTCCAGGGCTGGTGTCATGTCTTTCGCTTCGACCTGGAACCCGCGGAACGCCTTACCCAATTCCCGCATGTTGGTGGCTTCACCAGTCAAATGCTGCAACTTCGCGAGCGACCCCGAAACGTTCTCCAACGCCGGACCGGTCAAATGCAGATTACGGTTCGTCTCCGCAACAACAGAACCCAAGTCCCCCAACGATACCGGGACCGACGCCCCCAATTCCTTCACCGACGCAACGAGCCCATCCAAGGTGCTACCCGTGGCGCCCGTCTTGATGCGCAACGTGTCGGTCAGGTCGTCGAACGACTTCCCCAAGTTGTACAGCTCGGAGGTGGCTTTCACCGCCCCCGCCGCCAACAAGGCGATCCCAGCCACCGCAGCCGTGGCCGCAACCGCCCCAATCGCCGCCAACGCCGGACCCACCTTCGCCACCACGCCATGCAACTTGTCGAACTTGCCGGCAGTGTCGTCCGTAGACGAACCCAACCGCTTCTGCATGTCCATGAGCGCCGAATGTGCCGCCGCCCCCTCACGATTCAAGCGCGCACTGTCACGGCGAACCTTATTCAGACGTTCCTCAGCGGCAACAATCTGATCGGTCTTACCCCCAGACCGGGCCTTAGCTAGCTTCTCCTCCTCGACACGCACCTTGCCGAGCGCATCCTTCGCCTTGTCATACAGATTGGAATACGCCTTCGTCGCCTTGTCGAGTTCCTCCTTCAGGCCGGCGGTCGTCGCCGCACCAAGCTCCTTGCCGGCTTTCTTGCCTGCGGGTCCGAGTTTGCCGCCCAGTTTCGAATTGATCTGCTTGTCGATGCCGTCGAAGCTGGCTATCACAGGTAGCGTGTAGTAGCCAATGTCGTTGCGCGCCAACCTATTTCACCACCTTAACGTATCGAAGCGACGGCACAGGGCTATCCGATTTCCTTGACCACAACCGGGATCAGGGCATCGAGGAATTCGCCGAACGACTCTGCGGTCGGTGCCACCTCATCGCACAGCAGATCAAAGGTGTCTTCCCCGAGCAGCAGTTCAATGAACCGGATCCAGTCGTTGACACGCCCGGACGCGTTCGCCGCGTACATGGCGATGAACGCGCGTGTCGACCATTGGGCTTGCCGCGGAATCTGAAAGGTGTGCCCGCCGAACTGCAGTTCGAGCGGCTTCGACTCCTCCACTTCGGGTGGTTCGGGTGGTAGGTCGGGTACGGGTTTCGGTTTGGGCATGGGCTCCCTTTTGTTTTTAGAGGCTGTTGCGGGCGTTCGCGCGGGCTGTCTCCAACCCGGTAGCGGTGCGTTTCTCTTGGCGGGCACGGTATTTTGCGCGTTCGTTCTCTATCGCGGCTGCCTCCCCGTCCCGCTGCGCGATCTCCGCAGCGGACATCGGGCGTGACGGATGCCTCGTGCCGGTCGAGGATTCGTACAGGTCCATCAGCAGCAGGTCGGTTGCGGTGTACGGGATCTTCCCGCCGTTCATCGCCAACACGATCGCAGAATCGGTGGGCAGATTGGATAGGCAGGTGTGGATCTGCCGCAACGACACCCGCCGTCGACCCGTCCTGTATCGGTCCCGGTATTCCAACCGCCAGAACCGGCGCAGATCCGACTCCACTTTGTCGGGCCAGGCGTCGATCATCGCCAGCGTGCGCGGCAGACCGCCGAACACCTGACCGGGTTCACCGAACCCCACCGCATCCGCAACCGATTCGGTGAACGGCACCCAGTACGCCCTCGTGGGCGCCACACTGACGAACAGGTCGAACTGGTCGCCAGTCAATACCTGAATGGTTTCCATGACGGCCCGGTAGTTGATCATCACCTGCCCGGTCTCCGAATGGCGGCCGCGGGAGAACCGGATCAGGTGCAGCGGCCAGGTGTCGACATCCAGCGGCACCCGAAACGAGATGCCGCCGAACACCGCATCAACGTATTGCTGGCCGAGGGCTTCCGCTTCCGCCGCGCTACTCGCGGACAATGTCCGTGGTCGCCGGCTGATTCGGCTTCATCTCCACCACATCATCCGGGGCGTCAGCAACACGCACCGCAACCCCTTTCTCCGCGAACGACTTCGCCGACCGCTCATCAACCCACAGCTTGTCGCCGGCCTTCCGCTTCTCCGTGTCCTGCGTGAACTCGATGAGAACGGTCATGCCGGGATCCCCTCAATCAGCGTGTACAGATCCTGATCATCCGGGTACAGCGAGCACTGAATGTCGGTGCCGTTGATCTCCTCCTCGCGGTCGTCGGCGGGAACCCAGATGTGCGCTTTCTTCGCCGTGAACCATCTTTCGACCTTGCCGGTGTCCTCGTACAGGTACTCGAACGCCAAGTATGCGAGCACGGGGCGCGGCACCTTCGTCGGGTTGATCAACTTCAGGACGTTGGCGTTGCGTTCGAGGAGGTTGAAGTTGGCGTCCATCTTCCCGTTCTTGTACCGGGTGAGGACACGGCCCTGCTGCCAAGACATGACGTCCGTCTTGTCGATGTCGCGGGGCTGCTTCACACCCGGTGTGCCCTTCATCAGGCCGAGCGGAAGCCATGATGCGTGCAGCGGGTCGTCGACGTCGGCGGGAAGGTGGGTTGCCTCCACGAACGCCACCACCGGGTCGAACAGGTACACGTCGCCGGTGAGGAGGACGGGGATGTTGGATGCGTTGCCAGGCATAGCTTTCTCCTAGATTGTCGGTTGCCTGCTTGTGACGCGGTTAGCGTCCTTCTGCCGCCCGCGTCACTCACGGGAGGAGATTGAGATGGGCTATTTACGTGGTGCGGACGATGACGGGCATGGTGATGGATCCGAGCGCGGCCCCGGTCGCACGGTCGCGGGTCATCAACGCCGTTGAGATGTCTTCCACTCTGGCGATTCCGGGTCGGTTGGTGAACACCCATTCGGCGGCATCGGTGACTGTAGTGAATGCTTCCGTGCGACCGGCTGCGAACGCCGTCAACCGCAACAATGTTCGGCGCGGCGACTGACCCACCAACCATGCGCCATCCACCACAGCGGGGCCACCATCGTCGGCGACCAACACCAGCGGCGCACCAACGGTCGGCTTGTAGTCCTCATCCACTTCGAGGACCGCCGTAAACCCGTTCGTGACGAGGGCGGCTTTCACGGTTTTGGCGTAGTCGGGGAAACTCATCCCGGCGTCAGTCCTACTGTGCCCGCTGCACGGGTGGCGGTCCCATGCTTGGCTTGCGTATCAGCCGGCAGCACGATCGCGGCGACATACCGGTCGGTGTCGTACTCCACGGTGAACGCTTCCGGGTCGTTCATCTCCGCGAACACATTGTCCCGCGCCGCTGTCACCGCTGCTTTCAACCCGGCATCGTTGTGAAGTATGTCAGCGACGGTCCGCGAGTTACGCTGGAACCCTTCCTTAGCCATCCGCCGGGTTCCTTCTCGTCTTGATGACCTGCTGCTCATCGCACAGTGAGCACGCGACGAGCGCACTATGCAACCCGATAATGTCGGTGGTTACTGCACGCAAATCAAACAGGTGTTGGCACTTCGGTTTCGCAGCGCCGAACGCCATCGCAGCTATCTCGTCGCGTTTACTCATCAGGACGCACCCGTCTTCGAGATGCACAGAATCTCCATGCCACCAACATTGCTACCCCACGGATCTACCCAGTTCCGCACCCGCGCGATGCATGTCCGATCACGCACCTCGATCAGGTCCCCGTCGTTGATATTGACCGATTTCAGGAAGTAGACAGTAAATTCGGCGCTGTCTACGCTCCCGGGGTTCGTGATCTGCACCGTCGTGTTACCTGGGGCGACGGCGAACGCCTCCAACGGCACGGGGGGTCCACCTGCGACTGGATCCCCGTCGTCATCGCGGGATGACTGCGGGGTTACCGTAACGGTTTCGGTCACGGCTGCTCGTAGATCGGCTGCCCTGCAAGGAATGCGCCGCACGAGCAGTCGGCGCTACCGAAATAGAGGGAACAGATCGGCGAATGGTAGGCGCCGCACGGCACGGTATCGAAGTCGAACGCCGTCGACCCGGTGCCGTTCTTGCAGATGTCCTGCAACTGAGAAATCTCGGATGGCCACAGCGCAAACCCGCCCCGTTGACGGTTATCGAACGTGACACCGAACGGCCCCACAGTCTGCGACTGGTAAGCACCCGTCCCGGTCTGTGCCCAACGAGACACAGCGCCAACCAAAACCAGCTTCGCCTCAGCCAACTGATCATCTGTGGGGGCTGGATCATCAGCAACTAGGCAGGGTGCAACCCGGGACGCGCGAGCATTAGCACCGTCCACCCACACAGCGACCATCGCGTTTGATGCGACGTCGGCGGGCAGGTCATAAGCACTAATGATCTCGGCCACGGGTCACCCCCATCGCTACTTGCTCGATTTGGTTGACGCGGGTTTCTTCTCCGGGAGGCTGTAGCCCGCGGCGATACGTTCTGCCTTCTTGGATTCGGCAACCGTGACCGTGAACCCATTGGGGGCGATCAGGGTGACAGTCTTCTCGTCCTTCTTCTCAGCCATGATTATCCTAACTTCTCGTAGAACGTTTGCTACACATTCGCAGTGGCATCTTTCACCTGGGCAAAGGCGTCTAAAGACATGATGCCGATGCCGTACACAACCTCGGAGCGGAGCGCGATCTGGTTCTGCCGCTTCAGGTCGCCGAGGCCGTCTGGGTCGCCGAACTCGATCAGCTCGATCGGAATGTTCACCTGGACACCCCACCGGAACGCGGTGAAGTCGCCGACGATGGCCTTCACGTTCGGGTTGGTGCTGGCGTAGGCACCGGTCGAGACAGTGACAGCCTCAGGTCCGCCGCGCACGGTGTCGGAAACCGCCCCGTTCAGCCCGAAGAACGAGTCCACACTCGTACCGAAACCGAGGTCTGGGTAGAGCCTTTCCCCGGACGTGGGGTGTCGCTGGGTGGCCAGTTTGAACGCGTAACTGTTGTCGAGCGCGATCCCGTTCGGCGCCAAACTGTCATCCAGCACCAGCCCGACAGCAGCCTCAATGGCCTGATCGGGCAAGTTCACCGTCGCCGTCACCAACTCAACAACGTTGGTTGTGTCGGTGATCTTCGCCGGTGAGCCGGCCAGCAGCGCACCAGTCTTCGGGTTGATCCCGTGAATCGCGATCAGGTCGAGCGCACGCCCGAGCGCGACACCGGACAGGTCCGCCATCGTACGGAGGACACCGAGCTGCCTGCTGTCGTCGGCCCACTTGACTTCCTGGTTGAACCGCTGCGTGACCTGCACCTTCCGGGGGATCGCGGTGACCGGGGCGAACGTCGCCGTCGACTCGGACTTCGCGACACCTTCACCGACGACCTCACCTCGTGGCGGGGCAGTCAACGTCATGTACTGGTGCTCCCCGAATTCCTGGGGGTCGGCGGTGGACAGGCGGGCCAGTACAGACTGGCCCTGAGCTTTCTGCCACACGCCGGGCACGAGGTGCTTCGGCAGGGAGAAGGAGCTGGTTGCAAGTGTGGCCATGATGTTCCTTTCAGGTTAGGAACTTTTACCGAAGAATCCCCTAGCGAATGCCAGGTCGTCCTCTTCGGTGGTGGTTCCGGTCTTGGTCGATGTGCCCTCCTTGGACACAATCGGGTTTTTCTTCTTGCGCTCCGTATCGGCTTTTGCTTGCTCGGCCACGCGGTCTGAGAGTCTCTTCGCTTGGGCGGTGAGGGTCTCTTCGTCGGTTCCAGTGAGAAACAGGTCGGCATCGGACGGTTCCCCGTCGTCACCGCGTTTGGTGCTGATACCGAAGTCGCCGGCCACCCGCAGCCGCAGCGTGTTCGCCTCGGACTGCGCATACTTGGATTCCAGTTCAGCCAGGCGGTCGTCTGAGGTTTTCTTTCCCTCGGCGGCC